TAGTTGCGTCACCATTGTTTTTAGCTATTTTGGCTTTAATGGCAATACGAAGAAGACCGTCTGACATAGCTGAATCTGATGCAGCTGTTTTAGCTGCTGCTCTTGAACCATCACCAGCCCTCGCCTGCGTCGATACAACGGCATCAGCTCTTACCTGTTCAAGAGGAATGTTGGCTATAAATCCGCGATCAATAACGACGATTCTTGCAATGATGTCGAGCTGTTCACCTGCCGCCGTATCAATATCGTATGAATATCTAACCGCTTCAGCCGCAGCTTCTATATCACCGCCTAGTTTACGGGCAATATTCATCCAATCGACCAGCTTCGGCTTAGTCCGATATTGACTGTAAATTCTATCTGGAAGATTCATTAGGCAATCGTCACACTGATATTTGATGCCGTCCACCGGCTTAACTCGTTATACGCAATCGCCTGATTGGTTGTTGCGCCATTAACTGTAAGCGCCGATACATAGGCGTTGCCGTAAGGCTCAATCACATGGTTTATTGGTGTATATAAACTGCTATAAGGTACTGACTCGCCTATTTCAAAACCTCTATTTCTAAACCCGCATGAGGGAGAAGTCATTGACCCGTTGGCAAACTCAAGAAAGGCTTCTTGTATTAGGTTTTCAATGTCTTCCGGTAATTCATCATTGTCATCAGTCAGCTCAATAGCGATCACCATATCGACATAAGTTGGTCGATTAAAGAGAATAGGCTGTGTATTTGTTGGATATTCTTCGTCTGTCACGATGACGGTTACATCATCACCGACATCAACTAATGGTGGCCCCGGGTTTTTCTTTAAATAAATCGCATAAGCGACATCGTAATCATCACCACCATCTACGATGACGGCTATCGAGTGAGCAGGTAAACCGTGAGGATTGAATACTGGATCAACAGTTGCGGAGCCAGTAAAGTTCTCGTAAACCCTAGCACGCCTGACTCCATCCACCGCATATAATTCACCAAGCGTTGATCCAACCTGATTTGAGCCTGGTCTAGCAACAGACGCTTTACGCTTTAAACGTAATGATGCATCACTTTCTTTTGTTGTGCCTGGTGTAGCTGGTGAAGGATTGGTAACGCTCACAACCCCTGACATGGTAGTAATGATTTTAGTCAACGTTCCAGCATCAGCTTGAGTCTGACCGATAGCGGTACAGGTTGCTGTAGCGGTGGCCTGCCCTGAACCATCCAAGGTATAATCCTGATCAATCACCCATCTTGAACCCGTTGTTTCTGATTCAATAATGGCACCGGACAAAACCGTTGCGCCGGGATTGCCACTGAATAACAACTCAACGTCTGAAGGTGTACCCAGTGATCTAGTGGTGAATGTCAGAGCAGAGACAATATCTAACTCTTTACCGCGCGCTTTGTTTGGGTCTTTTGAGTTGTAGGCTTGCTGCAGTGTTTCATCGAGTGCAGAGAACGCCTCTGCATCATGAGCCATTTTTAAACCATCTGGCGTTGAGGGATCGAGATTCCAATCAGCATCAATATCTAAATAAAGTTGACGCTCTTCATCGTACCACTCGTTCTGAGTTTTTAACTTATAACCCTGAGCTGTCAACTGTGCCATTGTATAAAACCTCTGTTTCGCCGAATTTTGTTAGCACATAACTTGATACAGTTATGGTTCTTTTTTGCAGGTCATAATCAAGATTGAAAGATAGAAGTCTTACTACGCCTGGTGTGCGTGCAATCCTATTTCTCAGTAAAGATTCGACATTATTCAAATTGCCGAACTTGCCAAGTATCTGCTGAAACCAAGGAGTACCATCTGTTACATCACGGAAATACTCACCTAAAAACAGATTTAAGCGTGTAACGCAGGTTTGCGCTATTTCTTCTCTGCCGGATATAAAAATATCGCCATAAGTGACGATATCGCCGTTCTCATCTAATGCTCTTACCGTCATACTGGTGGCCCCGAGTTTCCTGCGCCTGGATCAACGCCTGAGTGAACATGATCTTCACCACTAATCGCACCGTCTCCCCACACAATATTTTCAGGTGTAGTGATAAGTCCTTCAGGAGTGATGACAACATTATTAATTGTGACCGTTCCATCTGCTGCCATGCGTATATGTCCTAGTCCGTTTTCAATCTCAATGCTGTCGTCGTTCTTTAGCCATGCAAACTGACTGCCTGTTTTGTTCCTTAGCCTGATACCGTTGTTCTGAAAATCAGCAAGCACGTTGCCGTTACTGCGAAATCCAGGAATAAAAAACGCATCTTGTAAATCATGCATACGTCCTATTGGATTCTGTGCGATGCCGCCTGTGTTTTTCCAGCCATCTGTACACCGCTGAGAGAATACAATCAGCCCTTCACAGCCTTTATTGATCTCGTATTCAATGCAGTAATCGCCACCAGGGAAATGCACCGGCACATCAATAATCGGCTTTAGTGCAAACGAAGCACCATTTACATCAACACGCTCAATACCTACTTGTATCTGTGCACGCTGCTTGCTACCTGAATCAATCAATGAAATAACGTAGCCAGGAACGCAGGTATAAACGCCCTTCATTAACTCTCTAAAGGCGGACTCAATCATTCCAGATGAGCTATTCGTGTTAGGTGAATTACTCATCGTAGATACTTAAGCCCTTGTTTATAGCTGTCATTAACACGCTCAACTGCTTCGCCGCGAGTAATCGTGTCATCACCGTTTTTATCGAGTCCAGAGTTTTGTGCGTACTCTCTCGCGTACTTGCCGACCTTTTGCCAAAGCACGTATGAATCAGGTCGATTAATTCCGGCAGGCCACAACACAGCCATGTAAGCATCGCCTATATTTCTAATGCGGCTTGCATAGTCTTCATAGTAGCGTTCAACAAAATCAAGCTGCTGTACCGCTGTCATTCTGGATAAGGCCGCTGTGCTGGTGCCTAAATAGCGCGCCGTTGATGGTATAAACTGAATTAAGCCCGTTGCACCTGATTTGTTGAATGCTGACGGACTAAATGAGTTGCCCGTTTCAAATGCAATTACCGACATAATCCAGTCAGCATTAATGCCGAGATTGTCAGAAATTTCTCTGATCTTGGCCCTAAATTCTTTTGATACTTTCGCGCCCCACACTAATGAGCCCGTTGATTGCTGTGCATCAATACTAGGCGCTTGCTCTGTAGCTGCTACACCCGGTCTAATCGCATCAATCATTAAATCCCAATCGTTGCCGTGGCTATCGCCTGAGTAAGACATTGAAAGCACGTTATAAACACCATTAGCGGATGAGTCACCGGATAGCGGTGCAATAAAGATATTGCCCGTATTAAACGTACTGAACTCAGATTTAACGTTAATTCGGCTAGTTGTTCTTATGTATGGGTTTATACGCATATTAACGTTAACCCCAAGACCGTCAGGTCCGCGATTAACTTCTGGCACACCAACCATTCCAGTGTATTGATTAACCTCAAATATCGGTGTTTTACGCGCTTTACCTTTCCGGGTAATAACCAGCGTTCCGCGCTCATTAACCCATGTGAAGTCGAACTGATATGCCAGATCGTTTAATATTTTTGGTATGTCGCCATCAGCAATAAAGCCACTGATAAAGACGGGGTTGTCATTAAACTGTGTTTCATCCAGTTCAAGTCGTCTAGGCCATGAATTAGCTAAATCTTTTAATACATCAACAATCTTTGTGCCTGCGCCGTATGAGGAATTTGCCGATCCTCTGTCATTGGCTGGAGAACCTGATCGACATAGCATGCGTGTTGCCGTGCTTGCGCCTTCACGCTCTGGCAAAACATTGGTAATTATTCCGTTAAAAATCTGATCAACACTGTTTTCATATCCAGCCTTTAGCGTGATAGCTGAACCTTTACTTATCACGCTGCTCTTAGCTAAGTTATACAGCCTGATATCTGCAAATGATTGTGTATTTTGAGGTGAAACAATCACATCAAAGACAATTCTTAACTGTCTGTCTCTCCCACCCCTTGCAAACTCAACCCCATCAATATCAAGTTGCCAGCGTCTTAAGTATTGAGACATTAAGGTGTCCAGTTAAGCGAGTTATCAATACCTAAATTATCTAGCGTGACTTCTTCACCAATAAAGACCATTGAGCCTATACCAAGTTGATAGCCACCGATAATGTTAGCGTTTGGTTCTAACATAGCGCCGTAAATTAGCGGTGTTCCATCACGGTATAAGTCAACTGTCCATGCAGGCTGTTCAAGATATGACACGTAGTTAATAACAAAATCGATGTAGTTGTTATCAAGCTGCATAGAAAACTGCTGGTGAGCGTTTTCTGAACCTGCCAACAATGGAATGGTTATCATATATCCACCCCATCAAATTGCATTACTTGTTCAATCGCTGTTGTCTGTGCCGCTGTTGGCTCTAAACCTACTCTTTGACCACTTTTAACATCTGCTGCCGCCGCGCTTTTAGATGGATCGCCATCTGGCAATTGAGCTTGAGTAAACTTGGGAGTCTATCGAGCGTTATTAATTCTTGAAGCTCAGCGATAAACTCAAGGCCACCTTCGTTTTGTGCGTTACTTGTTCTACTTACGCGAGTAATGACCATATTAGCCAGATTCGCATCAACTGTATCCACATCAAAGGGTAGACCAACCACCATTAAATCAATAAGGAACTGTAAGGCGCTTGACGCTCTTGTGTCCTTTGAGCCAGACAGAAAACCAATAGATAAACCAGCAACAGTCGCTATGTATGGGTTGTTGCTGTCTAAATTGGTTCCAAGCCCGATAAAGTCAGTTAATATCGGCTTTATTGGATTATTACTAACGGCTCCTGTAATGAAATACTTAATTGGGTTAATGATTCGGTGATCGTTAACCATCGCTCCAGACTCAACC